CCCCCCCTGTCTTTTTCAAACCTTCTCTCTCCAAGACAGTCCAGGTCATTCCAGAATCACCTTTTAATAAACCAGATACACTAAACTTCGATGAAGAATGATGCAGAAATAATCCCGATTAAACGAGGGGTCGGGCTAATTGGTAGTACTGAGCCTAGAGTTCACACGCCTTTACTGAAAGGTAAGAGCAAAGCGGACGAGGTGGCCGATCTAGCTGAGAAGATCGGTCTACCTTTAATCCCCTGGCAAAGATTTGTACTAGATGATTTGTTATGTGTAGATGATGAGGATAACTGGCGTAAAAAGACAGCTTTAATACTGGTAGCTCGTCAAAATGGTAAGACCCATTTAGCACGTATGCTGATATTGGCTCATCTATTCTTATGGGGTTCTAAGAATGTGCTGGGCATGTCCTCTAATCGTAATATGGCATTAGATACATTTAGGCAAGTTAGTTACACAATAGAAGATAATCAATTTCTAAAAGACCAGGTAAGGCAGATACGCTTGGCTAATGGTCAAGAATCTATAAGCCTACTTAATGGCGCAAGGTATGAGATAGCCGCTGCAACACGAGATGCACCACGTGGTAAGACTGCCGACTTTCTATACATAGATGAATTACGTGAGTGGACAGAGGAAGCATTTACAGCTGCACTACCTGTTACACGTGCTAGGCCTAATTCGATGACCTTAATGACAAGTAATGCTGGTGATGGATTTAGCACTGTGCTTAATGATCTTAAAGAGCGCTGTTTATCATACCCACCAGATAGTTTAGGTTATTACGAATGGTCAGCACCACAGCACTGCAAGATACATGATCGTAAAGCTTGGGCATTAGCGAATCCAGCATTAGGGCATTTAATATCCGAAGAAACCTTAGAAGAATCAGTCAATACAAATAGCGTAGAAGCTACACGTACTGAGATGTTATGCCAGTGGATAGATAGCGCTGTAAGCCCATGGGTATATGGATCTATTGAAGCATGTAGTGATAGCACACTAGAGATCCCTGTCGGGCCGATGACTATAATGGCCTTTGATATTGCACCTACTAGAAGATCAGGCGCTCTAGTTATGGGTCAATTAAAAGATGGCAAGATAGCTGTAGGTCTAGCCCAGTTATGGCAAAGTGAAGTAGCTGTAGATGAAGTTAAGATGGCTAGTGATATTAATGAGTGGGCAAAGAAGTATCACCCACACAAAATACTGTTTGACAAATACGCCACACAAACTTTAGCCACTAAATTAGAACAAAGCGGATGGCGCATAGAGGATTGTAGTGGCCAGGCTTTCTACCAGGCCTGCTCAGACTTATCAGATGCCCTGGCTAACGTAAGATTAGTTCATAGTGGACAAGCAGACTTAGTACAGCACCTTAATAACTGTGCAGCTAAGACTAATGATGCTGGTTGGCGTATTATCAGGCGTAAATCGGCTGGCGATGTTACAGCTGCAATAAGCCTTGCCATGGTCGTAAGTCAATTAACTAGACCGCAACAAACTGCACAAATATTTGTCTAACTTGCACCATTAGTCCGATTTATGGTATAAAGTATACCTATGGGTCTATTGTCTGCTTTGGGTATAAATAAAAAAACTGAAAACGTCCAAGCGCAATATGCCCCTGCAATTATGGACACAGCTTATGGCTATGGTTCATTTACAACTGGTGTTGGTAATTTCCCAGGTGGATTAGATCGCAATTTTGCTATGCAAGTACCCGCCGTTTCACGTTGCAGAAATCTTATAGCTGGTGTAGTTTCATACTTGCCATTAAAACTTTACAAAAAGTCTAATGGTGAGGAGTTGGGGAACCCTCTTTGGATAGATCAACCAGACTATCGGCAACCAAGATCCGTCACCATATCATGGACTGTCGATAGTCTTTTATTTTATGGTGTTGCATATTGGCGTGTAACAGAATTATATGCAGATGATTTAAGACCATCACGATTTGAGTGGGTCGCTAACAATAGAGTTACATTTACAACAAATAAATTTGGCACAGAAGTAGATGAGTATTTTGTAGATGGAGTTAAGACACCAATGTCTGGCATTGGTTCACTTATCACATTTCAAGGATTAACACAAGGTGTATTAACTACCGCAGCACGTACAATACAAAGCGCATTAGATATTGAAAAAGCCGCAGCTGTATCTGCACAAACTCCAATGCCAAGTGGTTACATTAAAAACACTGGCGCAGATCTACCAGAGCAACAAGTATCTGGATTATTAGCACAATGGAAGCAAAGCAGACAAAATAGATCTACAGCATATTTAACTTCTACTCTATCTTACGAAACCACAGGATTTAGCCCTAAAGATATGATGTATAACGAAGCGCAACAGTATTTGGCCACACAAGTAGCACGTGCCATGAATGTACCTGCATATTACATAAGCGCAGATATGAATAACAGCATGACTTACCAAAACATTATTGATGGTCGCAAAGAGTTTGTAGCATATTCACTACAGCCGTTTATCTGTGCTATTGAAGATCGTTTAAGCATGGATGATATAACCCCACGAGGCCATGTAGTTAAGTTTGCTATAGAAGAATCATTCTTAAGAGCTGACACAATGAAGCGCCTAGAGGCATTAGAGAAAATGATAAATCTAGGTTTAATCGATGTGGAAGAAGCTAAAGAAATGGAACAAATGACACCTAACGGAAGAGAAACAGAAGATGAAACTTACATTCAGTAGCCACATAGAAGCTGCCGATACAGAGCGCAGAGTTATTGCTGGTAAAATCGTACCTTTTGAAGAGGTAGGCAATACTTCCGTAGGTAAGGTCGTATTTGCTAAAGGCTCAATCGACATCGGTGATCCAGGCAAAGTAAAAATGCTTATGCAGCACCGCCCAGAGAAACCAATCGGAAGAATGCAATCAAATTACAAAGAAGCAGAAGATGGCATTTACGCATCATTCAAAATTAGTAACTCCATGCAAGGACAAGATGCTTTAATACTTGCAAGCGAGCAATTAATCGATGGTTTGTCAGTAGGCGTGGATGTAAATAAGTCAATCCAGAAAAAAGATTATCTATATGTAACCAGCGCAACACTAAGAGAAGTAAGCCTGGTCGAGTCACCAGCATTCAGTGCTGCACAAGTAACTAAAGTTGCTGCTAGTGAAAACGAAGCAGAGGACACAAACCAAACAACAGAAAGCGAGGCTCCTGTGGAAGATTTAGCAACAGCGCCACAAGAAGCAAAGGCAGAGGCTGCTACTCCTACAGTAGAAGCTGCTCGCCCAGTAATTACAGCACCATTAATTCAAACACGTGTGCGTACACCAATCGATTCGATGGCAAAGTACACAGAGCACAAAATCAAAGCAGCACTAGGTAGCGATGAGTCAAAACTATTTATTGCAGCAGCTGATGATTTTTCAAACAATACAGCATTTAATCCAACACAATACCTAACCGAGTTTGTAACTAACACTCGCTTTGGTACACCAGCAATCGATGCATGTTCACAAGGCACACTGCCAGCATCAGGTATGACAATTAACGTGCCATCACTTGTAACTTCAGCTGCAGGTGGAACTGGCGTAGCACCAACAGTAACTGTAGAGGCAGAAGGCGGCGCAGTATCTAACACAGATATGCAAACTTCTTACCTAACAGGTACAGTGTCTAAATACTCAGGTATGAACACATTATCTGTTGAGTTGTTAGAGCGTTCAGACCCTAATTTCTATGCAGAGCTAACACAACAGTTACAGAATGCATACTTAACAACTATTGATACAGCAGTATTAAATGGTTTGTTAGCAGCAGGTACAAATGGATCAGCAACAACTGCAGACAGCGACGGAATCATTTCCTACACCGCAGAAGCAGCAGCAGCCGTGTATAAGAACACTGGCTACTTTGCACAGAACTACATTGGTAACGCCGCACAATGGCAATTACTAATGGGTGCAGTTGATTCAACAAAGCGTCCAATTTACAATGCAATTCAACCAATGAACGCAGCTGGACAAGTTGGCCCACGCTCAATCCGTGGAAATGTACTTGGCTTAGATCTATATGTAGACAAGAACTTCTCAGTAACAACTGTTGATGATCAATCTGCAATTATCCTTGCACCAGAAGCATTCACTGTATATCGCTCACCACAGGCTTACATGTCTGTAAACGTTGTATCTAATCTACAGGTACAAGTTGCGATTTACGGATTTATGGCAACAATCGCCAAAATGCCTTACGGAATTATCAAGTACGCAAAGGCCTAATTAAGTAAATCAGTAATCTCTGGGGTTTAGTAGCCCTAGCCCCAGAGAGCTATTAGCAAAGGAGTAGAGATGCCAGCCACGTTTGTTACAACAGCGGAATTACGAGCAAATCTCGGAATTGGGTCTCTCTACTCCGATGCGACAGTGGAAGAATGTTGTCAATCGGCAGAAGATTTGCTTGGTGAATACTTATGGCACAATGATGCCCCAGTAGTCGGCACAGCATTACAAGATAACGTGGCAACACTTATGCTGGCTAATCCAAACGCATTTGTAACAGGTCAAGAAATAGTAGTAAGCGCTTGTGGTTCAACATTTAATGGCACTTACACAATCACTGGCACAATACCGCCAAGCACAGGCACTACTAATTTAATTCCAGTATTTATGTATCAATATGGCCAAGCCAATTACCCTAATGGTTATTCATTTGTGCAATATGCAAAAACAGCAGCTAATCAAAATTTTCATAAAGTAGTACCTTATGGCAACGCAAGAGG